GTGAAAACCTGTTAAAGGGCGACTTGCGTCGGCGGAAATAAACCCTCCGCCTCGTGAGAACCCCTGTCGTACATCCTCCACATTTCTCCGCCTAATCACTTGATTGGTTAGGTTAGTCGAGAAACCACTATCATATATATAGCCAATTAGATTGGTCTATAAGTATAGGACAGCGTTATCGCAATATTAATGCTATAAGGCCTTTTCAACTCTGATACTAAACTGGTGTTTAGCGAACAAATAAACTAAGCACCCATAGGAAGAATAAGAGACTGAAGATGAGATAAATCATTAGTTACGTCTGAGATCTAAGACTTATAACCTTAGACTGACACCGTACTTATGGAAGTTCTTTTGGGAACTATATATGTAGATGGCTGAATGGTACTAAGAGTCTGAGAATTGGCTCCGATAGCAATATCGTTAAATTGTTAAAGATCGTGGTACTGTTCGCACCCGACCCGACTAAAATCTTGTTAAAGAGATTTTAGAGGTTAGGCTGAACCTTCTCCTTGTAAAAGGGGGGAAGGAGGCTATGTCGAACACTCTTATGACAATCTTCAATAATTTTAATACTTCATCAACATACAAGTTAATTAGCGATAAGCTAATTAAAAGGTATTTGAGTTTAGTACTTTGGTTATATGGAATTGAGAATAAGAAACCCTTTTCTGATTTATTAGAAACTATATTCACCTGGCGTTCAGCATGTGGCTGAGAGTGGACTATACACAGATTAAAATATGTGCATGTGAAAACTCTTCAGTCGCTTGCTAAACAACCGGGTGTTCATGTTCCTAATAATGAACAAAGGTTAGCGCTAAGTAGAGACGGTTTGCCTAAATGTATCCCACATTCCATCCGAACGCAAGTTCGAGAGGGTAATGTTAAGATTATTCAGGCTTTACTTTCTTTACTTACCGTTTATAGAGTAATACCCATCAAAGGTAAACTAAAGTTATCTACAATCGTTAATCCTTTCAGTGGTCTTTCAACCACTTTACAGGTGATACGGTTGCGAGTGTGTCTTAATTTTATTCCCTAAGGTTATCTTTCGAAAACCTAAGGGGCTTGATGATTTATTACCACTAAGAACGGCCGGCCCAAATGGTAAACCTTCAATCATGTCTGCTCCGTTAGATGCGAAAGCACTAACGGCGGCAAATGCCTCAAATTTACTCTACAGCTTACAATCCTTGTCTCTTTATTTTGATTCCGGTTTACACCGGCTTCTAAATAAAGAAATAGGTCTTGTGAGATCCTGGCCTTTAACTAAATCTGATCTTAAGATCGGAAAATTAGCTTTTAAGCCGGAGCCTGCTGGGAAAGTTCGGGTATTTGCTATGCTAGACGTGTGATCTCAGAGTATACTTGAGCCGATCCACAAACATATGTTCGATATCTTAAGGGATATACCGAATGATGGATGTTGAGATCAGCAAAAGCCCTTAAAGAGGTTAATGGCTAAAGGATTAAATGATTTATATTCATTTGATCTTTCAGCAGCTACCGATCGATTGCCTATTGACCTTCAGAAACAAGTGTTATCCTTGATTTATAACCAAGAAATAGCAAATGCCTGAAATGATATTTTAGTAGGAAGACCATATGCTGTTAGCTTGAGTGACTTACGCAAATATAGTAGTGATATTATATTTGACGAGTCCACTCTGGTTAATGGTAAATACTTCAAACTTAAATATTCTGTGGGACAACCGATGGGAGCATTATCCTCTTGAGGAGTCTTCTCTGTCACTCACCATTTCATCTTACAGTATTGTGCTCGACAAGCCGGTCACACGACCTGATTTGACGATTACGCATTACTCGGAGATGATATTGTCATTGGAAATAAGGAAGTTGCTGATATTTACTTTTACACTATGACCGAGGTCTTAGGCGTAGAAATAAATAAGGCAAAATCCATTATTTCAACCAATGGTTTCGCAGAGTTTGCTAAGAAATTTATTTCACCAACTGTCGATTATACTCCCGTAGGTGCTAAGAATATTGCTCAAAGTTTAAAGACTTTTGCGCATTTTCCTAGCCTTTTACGTGATTATATTTCGAAAAGTGGATTAGTAGACAATGCCAAAGTGAGAGTTCTTCTCGATACCTTAGGATATAATATATCCAAAGTATCAAAGAAGAATTTAACTTCTCTATTATACGTCTTAATAGGACCTTTCGGTTTTATTAATACGGGACCCATCAGCTTTAAGTCTGTTTATGAACAAACTGGAGTTGAACTGAGTCCATATGATATGAAGTTAAGGCAAATAGGATACGCGCTGGATCACTTAATACCCTTTGTTAAGGATGTATTAAGGGAGCAATGAGAGAAAGACCACGAGAAAGCTATAGAGAAATCTAAAGTTATTATCAAAGAAATTCTTTCATATAACCAAGTTAAGGGATTCTTAAATATTAAAGTTTCTCCTGATTTAAAGGCATTAGTACCTTATGGTACTTTTCCTTCTCCGCATATTCTCCCTTCACAGCGAAGTTTAAAACTTACTGTGTTAGAGAGACATATAGAGAGATTATCAGAGGAAACTCCTTATATAAGTTTCCCTTATTCTCTTCCTTTCGTTGAAGGGTGTAGGTATATGATACAAAATATCAAACCACCTATACCTGAAGTTTCGTTAATAGCTAAACCTAGAGTCGTAAGACCTAAGTTTAAACCTACTAACTATAACTTCTTCAAAGAAGTTAGAAGTCGAATGCTAACCGAGTTAAAAGGAAAGAGGATTCTTAATGAGTAAAACTAATCACTCATCTGAGATATAAAATCAGATGGGCAGAGACGTTTTATGATCAATCCTATATCGCCAAGGGGTACTTATACCCAAATATGACGGTTCCATCGCAAGATGGAAGGGGATCACGGCAACGTAC